CCTGAACAAATTAATGTCCAAGAATATACCAATAAAAACTGAAATAAGTTTTCAATTTTTATCAGATGTTGCTGCGTAAATTCCTACAAGAGATTTGGTAATCTCCCGCGAGGACGATGAGCTTAATTCGAACCCAAAGATTCGAATCGTCCGTTCCCCACCCATGGAGTAACTCTTTGATTTCATAAAATCAACTCAGAGTATTCCAATTGATGCAGAACTTATTCATCTTACGCCTAAAACTATAACTATCCAGGAAGCCTACCTGGACACAACAATGTTCATCATCTCATTACTCAGATCTTTCATGGAAACGATGATGCCCTTCCTCTCTGCTGTCAGGCTTAAACGACTACATTAGACACTTCTCGTAAATTTAAAGAGAATGCTGTTGTATTCGTGGTCAGCAGAGACCAAAGCTTATGATCCTTCAAGGACCACGCTTTTAGTTAAGTGGTTTAAATACCATCTTACCTTACCCCTTGCTAGATTATTCAGAGCATAAGAAGCAAATACCTATCTTCCCAATAAACCCAATGGAAATGATCCTTTGTCCGCCCCATTACGGAATATTATCTTCCTTCTTACGAAGAAAGGTTCTAAAGCGTATAAGGTGGCCTGGACCCTTTTCTAGGGTGTTAAGAGAGGATGTGGAAAAGTTCCTGACTGCTTTGTTGAGAACGCCGTCAATTCACATAGGGTCAACCTATGCGAAACCGCACCCAAGTCCTATGAATCAACTGAGGTTGATTCATAGTCTTTAAGATATCTCTTCAAAAACAAGGCTTCGAGAGCCGTTTAGATGAGAAAGATTTGGGAATGTGGCGCTGGCTCCAATTTTGGAATTACAAAAGGGGATGGAGGGCAAAGAGCAGTTTTAACTGAGTATGCCAGACTCAAGAATTTATCCTAACCAATTTATTATGAAACCAAAAAAACACATGATAATGGCATTAATGGTCATATCTTTGAAGATTTTGGTCGGGTAAATTGGCCTAATTTTATTTAGAAAATAAGATATGAGGATTTTAATCTTGACTTCTTTAGATGTACCCAAGTGGTCCCTTTATTGGAACCTCTCAAGGTTAGAACAATTACAAAATCAAGTGCGATACCTGCCTTCTTATCAAGAAAACTACAAAAAGAGCTCAAAGCAAGGTTGAACCACTGTAAATAGTTTATTCTAACAAAACAGCCTTTATTATATTCTGCCAATGATTAGAGTCTTTTCTTAGATGGATTGCTTCTCCGGAATTAAATTCCCAACTATCTCAGAGGTGAATTATTCTTCACCTCAGGTGATTATTAGTCTGCAACTGATGGTTTATCTATCAATTTCACCAAATAATCCTTTGAAGAAATTTTAGATTTCTTCCCAGAGATCGAGAGCAATATCAAGAATGCTTTTAGAGCCAATCTATATGAATAGAAACTGTATTATCCCTAAGACGCAAAATTATGCGCCGGAATGTATAACACAGATGGAGCTCATATGGAACATGGTTCTTGGCAGACCAACGGCTAACTAATGGGATCTGTTCTCTCATTTCCCTTATTATGTGCAGCTAATTTCATATGCTTTGCGAAAGCAGTCAGAATAAGGTGCTTGGAACTTGATGTTCCTTGTCCTTCTTATAAGGAACTCCCTGTTATTATAAACGGGGATGACATCCTTTTTATATCTGACACCAGATTATTTGAAATCTGGCGTGATGAAATTGATAAAGTTGGATTCGTCCTTTCACCAGGGAAGAATCTAACTTCATCTTAATACTTCACTGTAAATTCATCACTGTACAAAACAAATCTGCTAAAATAAGGTATAGAACAGAACATATGCTCAAATTAAATCACTTTTGAACATATCCCCTTAATCAATCCAAGTTTCATACTTGGATCGACTCTCTCTTAACCTAGAGACCGTCGGTTTAAAGTAACTCCTGTGGAATCGTGGAATGAATTTCATGAGACCCTGTCGCGATTGAATCTGTTAGAACATGAAGAGTATTATTGGTCGAGGTTTAAATTTTATAATAAAATTGATCTTAACCGTATCTCTCTCAAAGGCCTTTTAAATCTTTAAGTCCATCCAAATTTGGGTGGTCTCGGTTTTAATACCAGTTCTGCCCCAAGCCTCACATTATCATAGAAGTCACTGTGTCTCCATATGTGGAGAAATTTCATGAAACAAGCATCTATGGTAAGCATGTACGGTACATCTGTATCCATGCCGATCATCGAAGGAATCATGTGTCCTGTAGAGTCCGAGAACTTTTCTTCAAAGGCTGCAAATTAAAGCCTCCCTTAGTTGAAATCTTATTATGGATTAGTACGCACCTAAGATTATGTAATCAGTAAAAAGCCGATCGCCGAGCATAAGTGTTTAACAACATCACCTGCCGTATCCCCCAAAAGGGAGCTTTTTGGCGTGATCAAATTGAAAGACATTTAAGCAATGGATTATCAGTTTAACTAATTATACATCTTAGGTTTGAAAAGATTCAGAACTCTTTCCTAGTCGAAAAAGATCATCTAGATCTAATATCTGTTACATAAAACTCCGGTCCTTGAGGATGCTCGAAAGAGTACTCTCTGGAATTACCGGTAGTTTTTATCGTCTCCCCTATCCAAATTCACGGATCTTGAGTTATAATTCTTAGAAAGTGAAAAGGTTGAAATCAATCAACATCTTTACGATCTAAGTCTTTTACCTCACGAGATGTTCAGCAGAACCTAACAAGGGTCTGCTTAGGGCATAATCTATGAATTAGAGGAACAATAATAACAAGACTAGGAACCTGCCCGTACGCAGGATTTAACAACAAAAGAAGAAGAAGAAACAAAGTTCAACGATGTAATCTCCTTAGAAGAATTCTTCTGAGTCTGACGCATTGTAACGGTGGTCGATTTCTCTCAAAAACCCTTTTGACCCGAAAGCCCAAGGTGTAAAGATCCCCGATCCTTACTCATATCCAACAACAACCTTTAAGACAGAAGGAACTATCACCCTCAGAAGCAACCAAGCTGGTAATGCATCTGTGATGTTGATTCCCCATCCCTTTCTCTCATTGGTTAACATGATTGACGATGCTGATATCACTACTTCAATGTAGAGATATGCATAATCAACTGAATGTTATGCTAGTGTAGCGAGGCCTGTTCTTTAAGACAAGCTGTCCAATTTCCGAGTCGTATCGGTTGGGTATGAAATTCGAAACTTAATGAATTAAACTGAGTGCACAGGAAGATTGATTGGAGCGAAAG